GAATAGTTTAGAGAGTGGGTATACTAATAAAAGTTTTTATTTCGATAATGATGAGCCTAAAAGTGTTACAAGTTATGAAACATTGTATAACAGTTATATAGGTCAAAAAAATACATATCAAATAAAATCTAACGGTATTTTCGGTTCTAATAATGTTTTATCAAATACTGATGGTTTTTTTAACAGTCAAATAGAAAAAGATTTTACAGACATATCTAAAGGAAATGATTCATTTATTAGTAAACTAAGTGAATTTTTAAAACAGGAAAACACTCAAGTTAACATAGAATTAGTAGGGACTAGTTCTGCTCTCGATAGTGCAAATTATAATAAAAATTTATCGCAAACTAGAATAGATTCTGTTATTGAATATTTTAAAAACTATACAAATCCAAACACAAATACATCTTTAAAAAATTTAGTAGATACTAGATTAAAATTTACAACTGTTTCTGAAGGGGAGGATGCGGTAATTTCAGTAAACGGTAGAACAATAAATTGTAATCAATTAATCACTCAGGGTACAAGTAACAATAATAAAGATAAAAATATTTATTCTACAGATTCTATGGCGTGTAGAAGAGTAAGAATTGGTAAAGTTACCGCAACCGAACCACCAACAAATAATAAAAGTAATGTTTTAGGACCTATTCAAACAAACCCTCAAAACGACAATAAAACAATAAACAATACGGATAACGTTACGGTTTCAAAACCACAATCAACAACAAGTATATCACAAAAATTAAAAGAAGGTTTGAGTAAAAAAGTACTTAGAAATCTTTTAACGGAGTGTGAATATTTTGAAGTTATGGAAAAAACAACACCGTTTGTTTACGACTCAATAAAAGAAAAAATTAAATATTTTAATCCGGCATTTCATTCTATGACACCCGAAGGATTAAATGCTAGATTAACATTTTTGAATCAGTGCCTCAGACCTGGACAAACGATTCCTGTTATAGGTACTGATGGAAAACCGAAATTTAATGACGCGTCAAATACATCTTTTGGAGCACCTCCCGTTTTAATTTTAAGAATCGGTGATTTTTACCACACTAAGATTATTCCGAAAAGTATTGCATTTACTTATGACCCGTTGATTTACGATATGAACCCTGAAGGAATTGGATTACAACCTATGATTGCAAATGTTACAATGTCTTTTGATTTTATAGGTGGTCATGGTTTGGCAGGTCCTGTGGGGCAATTACAAAATGCGTTGTCGTTTAATTATTATGGTAATACAGAAATATATGATGAAAGAGCGGTGGCTACTGAGGATACAAGTGCTTTAGATAAAGAAGTTTTTGACGCTATTGTTGAGGCTCAAGGTATAAAATCACCAATTGCGACAAATCCTAAAACTAATTTAGGAGGTACGACAATTGGTAATATATTATCAACTAATGTAATTGAAGGTGGAGAAACTGGAGATATGACCTATCAAGCAATAATGGATAAACAAGTTGACCAACTTAAAGAATATTTTAGTAATGTTGTTAATCAAGCGGATTCGGTGGTTAAGACATATAATATGGGAGTATGGCAACTTATGACAAAAGATAGATTGTATACGACAGGTTTATTAAACGGCGAACCACCAAATAATAATACCCCTATTTTTGGTTCATCTTCCGGTATTAGTAAAAAAATTGATGATTTATTTACATCATTTGTAAATGACATTAAAACCACCGATGTTATAAACAATAATAATTCAATTATGTTTGGTTTGTATAAAACCACAAAATACAATAAAGAAATTCCTACAATTGAAAATAATTTTGTTAAATATGTGGAATCATTAAAGAGTGAATTTGAATCCACCGTTTTTGAAAAAAATCAAAATATTGTAAATCAAGAAGTTGATATGGTTCAAACATTTAGAAAATTAAATGTTGTTACTAAAAAAACTGATGGTAAAATATTGGCGAACACTTCCGCATTTATATACAATGTAAGTGGAACTAGCGAAGTTACTCCACCAACCACACAAACAAATACTTTAGGTGAATTAAGTAGTGATTACTCTTTAGCGTCAGATAAGTTAATGGATTATAATGATTTTTTAAAAAATAAAAAATTATTAGAAACAACATATGGACCAGAACCAGGAAAGTTCACTGCGTCCAGTGAAAAGTTTCAAGTACAATCTATAAATGAAAAAAGAATGTTTATGGTTATGGCTAGAATTTTTGAAAATAAAGATAAATTAGAAAAATTTAAAAGTACTGTTATAAGTACAGAAATTTCAAATGTACCAAAATTAAGAAAAACTTTTGACGAATTATGTGATAAATTTAAAGATTTAGTTTTGAACGAATTAAAAGCTGAAGAGAAAAAAATGAAAGATATTAAAGAAGATAAAGAGTATTTAAGTTACATTAATACTAATGTATATTCTAAAGGTAAGACTAGAAAGTTTAATTATACCACAGTTCCTAATCAAACCACAAATAGTCAACAGATAACTTTAATAAAGAATGTTTACTCTGACCAAAATGTTGATAATGATAATAAGACATTCAATGGTAAAATTAAGTTCAATAATAATTAATAATGGCAAAAAGGCAAACATACGATAGATACGGAACTTTTCTTATTAACGGACAACAAACAGTCGTCCCTTATATTACTTTACCAAGTAAAACAACAGATAAGAGATATATCTATAAAGTAGACCAATCAAGATTAGATAAAATCTCTCAACAGTTTTATGGTTCACCAACTTTTGGGTGGTTAATATTAATGGCTAATCCTCAATATGGTGGTCAAGAATGGAACATCCCTGATGGTGCGATATTGACAATACCTTTCCCACTTATAAGTTCTTTACAAGACTATAAAAGTCAATTAGATTTACATTTCTTCTACTATGGACGATAATCAAGAAAACATACTTGTCGATTTTGACGTTAATAATATTATTGTTGTTGACCCAAACAAAGTTGTTGATGAGAATGGTAGAGCCTCGGAACGTTTGATAAATCATGAGAATTTGGTAATATACGCCAATCTTGAGTGTAAAGTTTTACCTAGAACTAAATTAATTTTAGGCTCTTCAAATACTGACAATGTCAGAACTATTTCTGTTGCGGAAATAAATTTTTTGAATCCAGGTAAAAAAACGTTTTTGGACAACTCTTATACTGATGATTTAACAGGTAAAGATATTCTTACTGGAAAAGGGACAAATCAATCAAATCCAAATAGTCCAACTAAGGATTTGAAAACTGATGAGTATTATTTAAAACAATCAACAACTACAGGAACTGCTGACGTTAAAACAACAGACAATGGTTTATTGGGTATACGTTCAATTAGCGTTAGACAAAACACTAGTTTTTTACCAACAATAACCGTTAAAATGGAAGACGTTAGAGGTAGAGCATTATTTGAAAGTGGAGACAATTCACCGTATGCGTCTTTCTTTAATTTACCATATCCTTTATTTCATCTTACTTTAAAAGGGTATTATGGTAAAGCGATAAAGTTACCTTTGATGTTAAAAGATTTTACCGCATCGTTTAATAGTGAAACTGCGAATTTTGATGTTACATGTGAATTTATTACTTATAAATTTAATGTGTTAAGTGATATTTCGATGGGAAATGTTTTTGCAACACCTCACATGTATCAATCAAACGTTGAAACAAAGCCAAAGGTTGGAGGACCACAAACAAACCAACCAACAAAAAATAGTGTGGTTGAGTTAGGTTATGAAAAAATAAGGGAAATGTATAGTGAATACAAATCAAAAGGTATGATACCTGACGATTTTCCTGAAATAACTGTAGTACAGATGAAAAATAGAATTGATAATTTTATTAAAAATATTCTTAATTCATTTGAACAACAAAATTTAGACGCATTAACAAATTGTTCAAAATATCAAACACAAGTAGGTAATTTTAGAGGGGAAGTTTTAATTTATCAAGGTAGTTCATGGTTCAACAGATACATGGATACTGAAAATGCTTTTATAACCAATGACGGTCAAAAAGTTTATACGTTTAAAAAAGAATACAATCAAACAAAAAGACAAGACGCTAAAAACGAACTAAAAAAAATTGTTGAAAAGTATAATGAAATTTTAAATAAAAATGAAACATTAGGTAATCCTGGTAGTTACACAATTAATGGGGATGAAAAAAAGGTTGAGTTAGGTAACAAAGTTAATTACAATGATTTTAGTGTTACGGATTTGAAAGTAGAAGATTTTGAATTATTGGAGACTTATCGACAAAGAAAAAAAATAACGGGAGATGTTAATCAAACACAACTTGACTTATTCAGAATAGAACTTGAAGAAGAAAATATTGTAAGTAATTCAAGTATTAAATTAGAAGACGGTCAACCTGTATTGATAACGGATTATTTTATTTTTGAAGGGTTAAAGAGATTTGAAGGTATAATTAACGAAATGTTAAAGTCTGCAAAAGACAATAGAAACGCGATTGAAGAGGACTTGACACAAGCTTTATCGGAACAACTACAAAATAAATCTAACGGTATAGGTTTTGTGCCAACAATTAGAAATGTTTTGGCGGTTTTGTTTGCAAATGGTGAGGCTTTTTTACGTTTGATGGACGATGTTCATACTAAGGCGTGGGCTCAAAAAGATAATAAAATACGTAAGTCAATTATTTTTGACGCCAAAACAAATCCGGCTAGCTCAGAACCATCAAGTTCGGGTGGTAATGCTAAAATACCTGTATTTCCTTGGCCACAAATTTTAGTGAGTACAAGTGGTGATAAAGGTCAAGAATATTTTGAAGTGAAATATCCTGGTAGTCCCGAGATAATTGACCAAACACAGGCTTATCGTTATGACGTTTGGCCTGAAGTTGAATTTCTTGAAGAATTTATCAAAGGATTAACTCAGAGAACAACTTCAGTTGATTATGTTGAAACTTCAAATGAAGAAAGTGATATCAAAAGAGTAAGTTTAAATGCTATTGAATATCCAACATCTAATGTGATTTATAGTAATAAAGAAGAGACTAAATATTTTTTTGAAATATATGAAAGGATTTTATTATATTCATTTTTTTCTAAAATGGGAAGAACTAATAATAACACTGCGGACTCAAGTTCAATTTCAAACCTAATCGCCGAGATAGAAAAAACTAATATAGTTCAAAGTTTAGGTAATAACAATCCATTTTTAAGTGAAAAATTAAAAAACTATCCCTACAATTCTTCAAATATTCTCGAGATATTAAAACAATACTCAAATCAAGGTGTTGGGGAAAGTTGGCAAAACTTTATTAGAGGTATATTCAATACGTCGTATATTAAAAATTTAGTAGAAAATTCAGAATTCGAAATATTCAATATCGGTACTAATAAAATACAATTTTTAGGTAGAACAATAGATTTATTCAAAGTCAACAATACGATATCTATTGAAGGTGAAGAAAAATTAGTTGAGTATTTGACGGGAAATTCAAAAAATCAAAAAACATTTGATTTAACGGATACATTCCCTTTTACAAACTTAAGTTGGGATAAGACAAACATGGCTGGTGTTTCATCGTTAGATTTATCGTCTTTGAATTTAGTTAGTAATTTAAATTTACCAATACCGTTTGCATCTATCGGAGATTTTTTCCAAACTAGTAAAGTTATAAATTATAATAAAAATCTGAAAGTAATTTCAAATTTTTCAGGTCAAACATTAAACTCATTAGCTCCGAAACCATTCGCCAGTTTCAATTATCTAAGTTTAACAACTCCAAATTTATTAAATCAAAAACAAGAATTTAATATTTCCAAATTAAATGATTTTTATTTAAATAGGGTAAATAAACCTAATCAACAATTACCTACCGAAGGAACATTACTTTATAAAAATCATAATGGTGAGTTAACTGATTTACAAACGGTTTCAATTTTGAATACTCCTTATTTTATAAATTCTATACAAGATGGAGTAAATAAATTCAGAGATTATAATGAAAATCCATATGTTGCATCCGCTTTTTTATTTTTAAACAGCTTACCAATTGCAACATTGAAAGAAAAGTATAAAACCTTCAATGAAGTATCAAATCCAAACGCGACTGAACCTCAAGATAATATAGAAGATTTAAATTATATTTTTGCGACCTTAAAAAAATACGGAGCGATACATAAATTACCGTTGGCGTGGACGCTAAAAATGGGGTCGATATGGCATAGATATAAAAAATACGTTGAAAAAGGTGAGGATATTTTAAACACTTCTTGGTCAGGTTTTAGTTATATTAATAATTTTGACCCTACGACTAATGACCCAACAAAAGATTATGCGTTAACTCTTTCAGGGGGTAATGTTGATATTATTTTAGAAAAAAACTCAACATTAGGAGGTCAACAATACACTACAATTAACACCGGAGTTTATCCAAAATTAATTAACGATTTTAATGTGTTTTATCAAGGATATCAAGTTTTTAATGGTTATACAAGTTCAGATATACAAAGTGGTATTACTTCAGGAGTTACAATTTTCAATGTACCGACATCGAATTTAACATTTAGTAATGGTTATGATTTACAAAACTTGAATAGAGTTTTACGTATAACGCCTTGGTCTGTTTATGTTGACGATATAAGTAAAAAATATTCATATTTACTACCCTCACACGGAAGTCAAATAAATCAAATTAAAGATGAATGTTTTGTAAATAATTTAAAAGTTACTGAAGTAACAGGAAACACCTCAGTTTATAATGGTTCAATTAGATTATTTTGGGCGGCACCAAATTATGGTTATTTTGATGTTAATGACATTGTTAAGCCATCTCCATCGGAGTATATGCAAAGGATTTTACCATTCACAAGTCAACAAAGAAACTTTACATTACAGGGGAGTCAATCAACATATAGTAAAATTGAAGATATCTTCGGTGTCTTCGAAAAAAATGTTTTAGATACTTTCGAAAAGAAATTTTTGGATTTTTCAAAATCAATTTATGACTACAAAGACCCGTTAGAAGGTAGTACAAAATCGTACGGTAATTTTCAAATGTTATTTACATCATTAATGAAAGTACCTTCAATTTCTGACGATTTAAGTTTGACTAATTATGATAGATTAATTTTTTTACAAAATAGACAGATTATAAACTTTGGTAATATAATTAAAAGTTTCTTAGAGTATGATGTTTTGATAAAATTTGGTAACCCATCTAATTTTGATAGAAATTTATTTTATTCTTTTTCTAATGATGTAAATGAGATTGTAGACCCTTGGACTTGGGAATACTATAGTATTAACACACCAAACGCTTTACCTAACACAAGTGGAGTACCTAATTTGGTTACTTCTAAACTAAACTACCCAAATGAATGGAAAACTTTGGAAACGTATGTTGGTTTTTCACAATTAAGTGGGATTACTTACACAAATACAGGCTCAACAATTACCGATTTTTTTATAGATTTTAATATTGCATTTACTGAAAAAAATATTGTAAATTTTACACCGATAATAAAAATATATGCCACACAAAAACAAACTGACCCAAATTTAAATCCTATAACTTTCAAAACAAAAATGAGTGAATTTTTGGTTTCAAACGAAACTTTTGTAGGTAAAATTGTGAATAGTTTATTTACCAAATTAAATAAAGAATTGGATAACATTAAAATAAATCCTGAAAAAAATACTAAAACGGCGATTGAAGGTGAAACCCCAAAAGAACAACTATGGGATATGTTCAAAGCAATTAACGATAAATGGATTGCGGGTAACGATTTTAAAAATAAAACATTGTTTGAAGATGTTTTACTTTTAGATAGAGCAAGTAGAAATGTTGGTGACATTATTTTGGTTGATATATATAAACTTTCTGAACTAATTGACCCTCAAACTTTGAATCCTAAAACTAATTTATTATATGTTGTATCAAGTATATTGACTGAAAATAGATTTCAGATGTTTAACGTTCCGGCATATGTTAATTTTTATAATGTACAAGATGCTACTAAAAATCCTAAACCAAGGTCAGATGGAAGTACTCAAACGGCAAATGATTTGTTTGGAACATTTCTAAGTGTTGATACAAGAAATTCTTCCACTAAAATGGTTTGTTTTTATGTTGGTAAGTCAAGTGAATTTTTGGATTCACCAAAAACACAAACACAAAGAAAAAATGATACATTTTCATTAACACAAGTTTCTAATCATCCATTGGTGGAAAATTTATCGGACAAAAAAGATTGGGACAAATCCAATAAAGTGGTCGGTTTCAATGTTGACATCGGACCACAAAATCAAGGGGTATTTACCAGATTCTCAGTGTCTCAAAAGTCCGCAACATCAACTGCCGAGTCTTTACAAAGAATTTCGGAAATTGCGAATCAGGCAGGAAATAGAACTGTATCCACACAAAACCAATCTTTATTGGACATTTATCAAACAAGAAGTTACACATGTGACATTAGTATGATGGGTAATGTTATGATTCAACCAATGATGTACTTTAACTTGAGATATGTACCTATGTTTTCAGGGTCATATATGATTACAACGGTAAATCATGAAATAGGACCTGGTAAATTTGAGACAACAATTCAAGGTGTAAGACAACCTACATTCAATTTACCAAAAATAACTGATTTCTTAATGTCGTTAAGAGCTAATTTAGTTCAAGCGATTATAGATAAAACTGCTCAAGCTAAACAAGAACAAACAAAGGATAGTCAAGGTAATTCTATTAGTAATAAAAACAAAACCGCATCTGATGCAAAAAAAGGTAAGAAATTAACAGAAGTTCAGGCTTGTACGCCAATTCCGAAATACTCAGATTTCACGGTTTTAGACACTCCACCACAACCTACAACAGTTACAATTCAAGATATGAAAAATAGAGTTGGTGTAATAGCAAACAAATATCCTGTTAATGGTTCAAAAATGGCACCAGTTGTTTTTACAACAATGTACTTATGGTCAGGAACAACCACAGGATTTAGTGCGCTCGGAAATAATTTTGCCGGTATTGATATTAACCAAGATTGGGTGACTCTTATCCCAACATACTTTACAAGTAAAAAATATTATTGTCTTAAAGGACAGTCCACACTTTTACCTTATGTAACGTTCCAAGATGTTAATTCTCAAATTGAATTTTTATTTGCTTTTTTCAATAAAAAAATAAATAATGTAAGTTTACCTAATATTACACCTGAAAGTGTGGCTAAGTTTTGGGTAGAAAACAAAGATTTTGCGTCTAAATCAAACACTTACTATTCGACATTAGATTCTTCTGTAAGAATTGATATTGAAGCAAAAGTAAAAGAATCTTTAAATTTATTCGGTTATTCAAACCCTGTCCCATCGCCAACACCAACCCCTACACCAACACCTTTACCATCTCCGGCAACATTGGTCATTATATCAACATCATCTCCAACACCTAATACAAGTGATGCTAGTTATATAAACATACAAATGCTTGGGGGTACTTACATTATTATGAAAATAAATGATGTTAATTTTGCGGTTAATAAAATAGGGACAACAACTTTCAAAGATAATGGTAATAATATCGTTAGTTCTATCCTTACTTCAGGTCCTAATCCACCATCGATATATCAAGTAAATGGACAGATACCTGGTACTTATTCTATTACTGTAAATTATTACGCCTTTGGTTTACTTAATCCAACAGTTCAACTTTCAGTTAACTTTAATCAGTAACATTTTGTTTTATTGATATATTTATAATAAAAAATAGATTATGAATACTAAGTTAATATTAGATAATTATTTAGGTAAAAATACCAGAACCACTGAAAAAGATTTAGGTGACGGTTCAAAACAAGTTTGTGACTTAGACACAGGTGAGTGTTATGTAATAAGAATGAAAGATGGATTGATTGAAAGAGTAGATAATACATTACAAAGAAATAAAAAAATCCAAGTTGAAACAACAACAGGAATTAAACAACTTTTAAATGGATAATAAGATGAAAATAGATGATAAAATCATTTCTGAATTAAGGCGTTATAATAGTATTAACAAATATATTACTGAACAAGATGCTACTTTACCTCCACCTCCAAATGACGCACCTCCAGTTGATGCGGGTTTAACCCCACCACCTGCGGATATGGGGGCGACTCCACCACCCGCACCTGTAACAGGGGGTACAACGGTTGATATTGAATCAGACCCTGATGTTGAAAAAATTGGTGATGAAAAAGATGGGAACAAAGAAGAACTTGAAATTACTGATTTGGTAACATCACAAAAAAATGCTGAAACAAAACAAGAAGAATACTTCGAATCATTATTCAAACATATTGAATCGTTAGAAGGAAAACTTTCAGAAATGGATAATATTGTTAATAAATTAAATGATTTAGAAAATAAAATAGAAAAATATAGAGTTAAAACACCTGAAGAAAAATTAGAATTAAGAAGTTTAGATTCAGGACCTTTTAACCAAAAACTTACAGATTTCTTTGACGATAAACAAGAAGATATGAAAAAAACGGGTAAGAATGAATATATCTTAACTCAAGATGAAGTTCAAGATTATTCACCTTTGGAAATTAAAAAAAGTTTTAGAAACTTTGAACAAAATCCTGTTAGTGACTACCAAAATATTAAATAATAAAAACGACCCAAAAGGTCGTTTTTTGTTCCAAGCAAATTGACTTACATGAAAAACTCTATTATACTTATTAAACAATTAAATTATATAAATTATGGCGACAAACAATTCACTAGATGCGGTACTTGCACAGTACGAAATCTCAAAACAGGGGTCTTCTTCTACCTCTAAAATGTCTCAAGACGAAAGAATGAAAAAATACTTTGCGGCAATTTTAAAAGATAATGAAAAGCAAGGTCAGAAAAAATTAAGAATCCTACCTACAAAAGACGGAACTTCCCCATTCAAAGAAGTTTGGTATCATGAAATCCAAGTGGATGGTAAATGGCAAAAATTTTACGACCCAGGAAAAAATGATAATGAACGTTCACCATTGAATGAAGTTCATGAAGAACTTATGTCAACAGGTAAAGACTCTGATAAAGAATTGGCAAAACAATACAAAGCTCGTAAATTCTATATCGTTAAAGTTATTGATAGAGATAATGAACAAGATGGCGTTAAGTTTTGGAGATTCAAACACAATTACAAAAACGAAGGAATTCTTGATAAAATTATTCCAATTTGGAGAAATAAAGGTGATATCACTGACTCAGAAAAAGGTCGAGACATCATACTTGAGTTGACAAAAGCTAAGACACCAAAAGGCGCAACTTATACAGTTATTCAAACAATTATGCACGATGACCCAACTCCTGTTCACGATAATAAGGAAACTATGGAATCATGGTTAAGTGATGAATTAACTTGGCAAGATGTTTACTCTAAAAAACCTGAAGAATATCTTGAAGCAATTGCAAGAGGTGAAACCCCACGTTGGGATTCAGACGCAGGTAAATACGTTTATGGAAACTCTACCGAAGAAACTGTTTCATTTGGTGGTAGTAAATCAGTAAAAGACCCACAAGAGGATGCTGAACCAGATTCAGATATGCCTTTCTAATCAAATTCACAATACATAGACACTGACTATATTTTGGTGTCTATGTTTTTTTTTAATACAAAACTTAAAATTATGAAAAAACAAGACCAAATTACAAGAAAAATGTACGATGCTTTATTATTGAAGTATCAATCACAAATGGCCGATTCTGAAGCGTCACTATTGGTGTATTTTAATAATCCAGTTGCGATTGGAGAACACCCTCAACATATTGAAGAAATGGATAAATTAGTTGAGAAAATTGCGAATGCTAAAGATAAGTTAGAAACAATCAGAAATTTTTACAAATACGAATTAGATTTAAATCATGGCAATTAAGAAAAAAGAAATTAGTTTATCATCTATAAAAGATAAGTTTTCAACTAAAACTAAGTACAAACCTGAAAGTTACTATAGTTGTGGTGATGCTTTTATGGAGGCTTGTGGATTACCAGGTCCGATTATGGGAGGTATCAACATGTTTTTAGGACATTCAAATAGTAGCAAAACAACCGCTATGATTTTAGCAGGCGTTGATGCTCAAAAAAAAGGACATTTACCTGTTTTTATCATCACAGAAAAAAAATGGAGTTGGTCACACGCAGTTGAGTTGGGATTACAAGCTGAACAAAATTCAGACGGAGAGTGGGACGGAGATTTTATTTTTAATGATAGTTTTGACTACATAGAACAAGCGACTGATTATATCAATGAATTATTAGATGCTCAAGAGAAAGGTGAATTACCTTATAATTTATTATTCTTATGGGATTCCGTTGGTTCAATTCCATGTAAAATGACTTTTGAAGGTAAAGGTGGTAAAATGCACAACGCATCCGCATTGGCGGATAGAATAGGTATGGGAGTTCACTCAAGAATTTCTAAATCCAAAAAAGAAGAATATCCGTACTATAATACAATGGTGGTTGTTAACCAACCTTGGGTTGATTTACCTGATAACCCTTTTGGACAACCTGAAATTAAAGCAAAAGGTGGCGAGGCACTTTGGTTGGCGTCATCATTAGTGTTTTTATTTGGTAATCAAAAGAAAGCTGGTATTAACCACATTACGGCAACTAAAAATGGTAGAACTGTTAGATATGCGATTAGAACTAAAATATCAATTATCAAAAATCATGTTAATGGTTTAGGGTATAATGATGGTAAAATAATTGCGGTACCACAAGGATATATTTCAGACACAAAAGAGGCTTTAGAAGAATACAAAAAACAGTACTCAAGTTATTGGAACGCAGTCCTATCAGGAACCGGTGAAATTTTACTTGATGAAACTGAAGAAACTGATGTTGAATCGTAAAAAAATAGTAACCCTTTAATAAACTCAAAGTGCTCAAAACATTATTAGTTGACGGAAACAACTTATTTAAAATTGGTTTTCACGGTGTAAAAGATTATTACCATAATGGTAAACATATAGGTGCGATATGGCACTTTATGAATACACTAAGAAGGTTTATTGAAGAACAAAATTTCGATAAAGTAGTCGTATTTTGGGATGGAAATTCTAATTCACTTGAAAGAAAACTACTTTATCCTCAATATAAAGAAAACCGTAGGTCAGTCTATAATGAAGATAAAGAATATTCTGCTAATTATCAAAAACAAAGAATCAAACAGTATCTTGAAGAAACTTTTGTAAGACAAATTATTGTTGACAATAATGAGGCTGACGATTTAATTGCCTTCTATTGTCAAATTTCAATCAATGAACAAAAAACGATATTTTCATCTGATAAAGATTTGACTCAACTTATTTCTGAACAAGTATCCATTTATTCCCCATCGGCAAAACAAACTTACAAGTACGGTGATAAGATTAAAATTGACCAACATGAATTTCCACACATTAATGTAAAAACTTTTAAAATATTATCAGGTGATAAATCAGATAATATCGATGGAATTTATTATTTAGGTGAAAAAACTTTGGTAAAATTATTTCCTGAAATACTTGAAAAACCAACTTCAGTTACCGATATTTTAAAACGAGCTGAAGAACTTCTAAAAGAAGACAAAGACAACAAAATATTACAAAATTTACTAACTGGTAAAACAAAAACAGGTGTATACGGAAATGAATTTTTTGAAGTCAACGAAAAAATTGTTGATTTATCAAACCCAATCATTAGTGAACAAGCGAAAGAAATCGTTAAATCAAATTATGAAGAAACTTTAGACCCTGAAGGAAGGGGTTATAAGAATCTGATTAAAATGATGATGGAAGACGGATTCTTCAAATTTCTACCTAAAGGTGACGACGCTTGGGTAAACTTCGTAAAACCATTTTTAAAATTAACTAGAAAAGAAAAAAAGAAATACCAAACAAACAAATAAAAAAAAGTATGAAAGACCAAGAAACAACAAAAATGGAATTCTTAATGATGGTTAACGATAACATCATTGTACAAAGATTTTTCAATGTTAGAGATTTCAATTCGAAAGCTAAAAACTCTTATGAACTTTATGATTTCATAAAAGATTTTAAAGAAACATTGGAACGTGAATTCAAAATGAAATCAGTAACATATTTGTTAGACAACAATTATGAAATTATGGGTAACCCTGAAATGTTAAATACGTCATATATAGACGGACCGGAATATTTTAACATTTTTATTAAACAAAATGATGTGACAATTTGTCATAGACAGTTCGATGCGAAAGTATACCCGCCTAAAATAAGATACACCGTAGACATACGTCCGCACATAAAAAGTTTACTTTACGGTTTAACTGACATTTTTTCATCTGAAAATTTAACGTTTGAATTCGCCGGAGTTAAGACAAATCACTAATATTTATAAAATACACTACTAAAAAATATGGCGTCTAATAAGAATTTTGAATATCTCGGAAGTACTTTCCAAATACAATTACTAAACCAAATCATCATTGACAAAGACTTTGGAAGGTCAATTATAGACGTAATAGACACCAATTATTTTGAAAACAAATACTTCAAGTTAATCATACAAATGATTAAGGAGTATTATTCAAAATACGAACATACCCCAACTTTTGATACTTTAGAACAAATAACAAAGGCTGAGTTACAACAAGAAACAGTTTCTAAAATAGTTCTTGATACCATTAAAAAAATACAAGATTCACCAATCGAAGGTGGGGAATTTGTACAAGAAAAAGCTATGAAGTTTTGTAAACAACAAGAATTACAAAAAGTCATGTCTAAGGCTCAAAAAATAATCGACGGTGGGGAATTTGAAAATTACGATACTTTAGAACAATTAGTAAGAGAGGCGTTACAAGTAGGGGAGAGAGAAGATGGAATGGCAGACGTTTTCTCTAATTTAGATGAGGTTTTAAACGAAGATTATAGACATCCGATACCTATGGGTATTCCAGGAATCGACCGTCTTTTAAAAGGTGGTTTAGCCAAAGGTGAGATTGGAGTTATATTAGCACCAACAGGTGTTGGTAAATCAACATTCTTGACTAAAATTTCGAACCACGCATATAATTTAGGATACAACGTTATTCAAATATTTTTTGAAGATAATCCTAAAATTATTCAAAGAAAACACATAACTTTATGGACGAAGATTCATCCAGATGAGTTGACTTTGAAAAAAGAACAAGTAATGATTAAAGTTCAACAAATCAAAGATACTATGGAGAATAAATTAATTCTCAAAAAGTTACCTTCTGATACATTAACCATGTTACAAATTAAAAATCAACTCAGAAAAATGATTGCTGACGGAATAAAACTTGATATGGTGTTGTTGGATTATATAGACTGTGTAGTACCTGATAAAAATTTAGGTGACGAGTGGAAGTCTGAAGGTTCTGTAATGAGAGGATTTGAGTCCATGTGTCACGAATTAAACTTAGTTGGATGGACGGCAACACAAGGTAATAGAAGTTCAATATCTTCAGAAGTGGTTACTACCGACCAAATGGGTGGGTCAATTAAAAAGGCTCAAGTTGGTCACGTAATTATTTCAGTTGCTAAAACATTACAACAAAAAGAAATGAAATTAGCTACTATTGCGGTAACTAAATCACGTATTGGTGATGATGGAATTGTGTTCGAAAATTGCAAATTTGACAATGGTATGTTAGAAATTGATACCGAAAGTTCAGTAACCTTTTTAGGTTTAGAAGAACAAAATGAGCAAAGACAAAGAGATAGGGTTAAAGACCTTTTAGAAAAAAGAAAACAAAGAGAACAACAAAAATAAATAAAAAAATATGGAAAAAATATTAAAAGAGAATCCAAACAGGTTTGTAATATTCCCGATAGAATATAACGATATATGGGAATATTATAAAAAACATCAAGCCGCGTTTTGGACTGCCGAGGAGATTGATTTAACGAATGATATTCGTGATTGGGAAAATTTATCTGAAAATGAACAATATTTTATTAAAAATATATTGTCATTTTTCGCAGCATCAGATGGAATTGTTAATGAAAATTTGGCTGAGAATTTTTACAGAGAAGTGCAATACCCTGAAGCGAAGTTCTTTTACGGATTTCAACTTATGATGGAAAATATTCATAGTTTAATGTATTCATTATTAATTGATACTTACATATCAAATGAAGATGAAAAACAAAAATGTTTCACCGCGTTAGATAATTTACCTGCGGTTCAGAAAAAGGCTAATTGGGCTTTAGATTGGATTAAAAATGCGTCTTTTGAGGAAAGATTAGTTGCTTTTGCGGCAGTTGAAGGTATATTCTTTTCAGGTTCATTTTGTTCTATTTTTTGGTTAAAATCAAGAGGGTTAATGCAAGGATTGTGTAACGCAAATTCTTTAATCTTCAAAGACGAGAATTTACATTGTGATTTTGCAATTCATTTATTAAATAATCATGTTGAAAATAAACCAAGTGAAAAAAGAATAAGAGAAATTTTATTATCCGCACTTGAAATTGAAAAAGAATTCATCACAGAATCATTACCGGTTTCTTTAATTGGTATGAATTCTAATTTAATGAAACAATATTTAGAATTTGTTGTTGATGGGTTATTAGTTAAATTTGGTTGTAAGAAACAATTCAACGTTGAACAACCATTTAAATTTATGGAACAAATTGCCGTTGAAACTAAGGGTAATTTCTTTGAGTCAAGAACTGTTGAATATCAAAAGGCGAAATTGAACGAAACAATTTCATTTGATGATGAATTTTAATTATAATTACGATATGATGTCTTTAAAAATAAAAAAAAGAAGTGGTGATGAAGTTTCTTTTAACCCACAAAAAATTTATAACCGTGTAAAAAGGGCGGCTAAAGGATTAAATGTTAATGCTGATGAAATATTCATCAAAGTAATAACATCAGTACCTGTTGAAGGTCAAATAACAACTAAGGAGTTAGATAAATTGGTATATGAGATAGCTGCGGCGTATACGGGAAGTCATCATGATTATTCAAGATTGGCGTCCTCAGTTGCGATTTCTACCTACCATAAAGAAACAAACCCAAGTTTCAGTGAAACAATCCAAGAACTATACGAAAACGGTGTAGTTAATGAAGAATTAATACAAATTATACAAAATTACGGTAGTAAAAATATTGATGATATAATTAATCATGAAAATGATTATAATTTTGATTTTTTTGCATGGAAATCTTTATCTGAGATGTATTTGTTGAAATTACCAAATGGTAAAACAGTTGAAAGACCTCAACATATGTATATGAGAGTTGCTCTTTGGGTTACTAAATCATTTGAACAGGCGGTTGAGTATTATAAGTCATTATCAAATCAACTTATATCACCAGCAACTCCAATTATGATTAATGCGGGAACTAAAGTACCTCAGTTAGCATCTTGTGTTTTACATTATAACGACTCAGACTCAAGAGAAGGGTTATTGGATACTATGAAAGATATCTCAACTTATTCGTCAGATGCTGCGGGTATAGGTTTATCTATGTCAAACATCAGAAGTAAAGAAAGTAGAATATCTTCATCAGGAGGATATGCTGGTGGTTTATTAAAATATTTAAAAATAGTTAATGAATCCTTAAGATTTTTCAATCAACAAGGTAGAAGACCGGGAAGCGCAGCGATTTATCTTGAACCTTGGCACAAAGACATAATCGATTTATTAGAAATTAAAAAGAATACAGGTGCTGAAGAATTAAGAGCAAGAGATTTATTTACTGCTTTATGGATTCCTGATAACTTTATGAGGGCGGTAAAGAACAATGAAGATTGGTATTTGTTCTGTCCTAACGATATTAAAAAGTCGGGTATAAAAGCACTTCAAGAATCCTACGGTCAAGAATACGAAAGTAATTATAAACTTGCGGTTTCTATGGGGTTAGGAAAAAAAGTTAAGGCTCAAGACATTTGGACAAAAATAGTGGAAGCTCAAATAGAAACAGGTGTGCCTTATTTGTGTTCAAAAGATAATGCTAACAAAAAAACAAACCACCAAAATATTGGTGTAATCAAACAATCAAATCTTTGTAATGAAATTTACCAATATACTGATGAGAAAACTACGGCAATTTGCACTCTTTCATCTATGGTATTGAAGAATTTTATTATTGATGGTAAGTTTGAATTTAATTTATTATACAATGAAGTTAGAAAAGTTGTAAAAGCGTTAAACAAAGTAGTTGATATTAATAGTTACTCAACGGAGAAAGGTCGTAAAGGCGGTTTAGAACAAAGAGCAATTGCTATTGGAACACAAGGTTTGGCTGACGTTTTTTATTTGATGGATTATACTTTCACATCTGACGAGGCTAAAAAATTAAATAAAGATATTTTTGAAACAATTTATTTCGCGGCAATAAGTGAAAGTAATGAATTATGTAAAACAAAACAATACAAACCATATGAATTTTTTGATGGTTCTCCAATGTCAAAATGGATATTCCAATATGATATGTGGGGTTTAGATGAATCACAACTTTCAGGAATGTGGGATTGGAAATCTCTTAAAGAAGAGGTTAAAAATCATGGAGTGTGTAATTCATTATTTACGGCTCAAATGCCTGTAGCATCTTCGGCCAAAATTACAGGTTCATACGAAATGACCGAACCAGCACACTCGGCAATCTTTAACAGAAGAGTTGTAGGTGGGGAGATTATGATTGTTAACAAATACTTAATTAGTGATTTTGAAAAACTTGGAATTTGGTGTGAAGATTTAAAGAATGAAATTATATTAAATGAAGGTTCAATTCAGAATATTAATTTTAACAACTACTTAGACCCTGAAGATAAAAACTACACTAAGAAAGTTAAACGAATTGAACACTTAATTCCAAAATATAAAACTATTTGGGAAATTTCACAGAAAGAATTAATTGATATGGCGGCCGATAGAGCTCCTTTTATTGACCAATCACAATCAATGAACATTTATATGGGTAATCCAACATTATCTAAAATTACATCATCTCACTTTAGAGCTTGGGAAAAAGGTTTAAAGACTTTATGTTATTACGTTAGAACTAAAGCAATTTCAACAGGGGCTAAACACTTGGCGGTTGATATTTCTAAAATTAACAAACCTAAACCAACACCAGAACCACCAAAAGTTGATTATAGTGATATGAATTTACCTCCGAAACCTGAGAACAGTCAATTCGATTGTTTTGGATGTTCTTCCTAAATAAGACAATAATCCCGACAACATGTCGGGATTTTTTATTTTTATCTATTTATAGAAAATAATCGCAACATATATTTATTACTGAATGGCTCAAGCTCAAACATATGGTATTAATTTTCCCTTTAGGGATTCTTTTGATGGGAATTATTTGGACTTATCTGAAACTTCACAAGAAGAGATTAGAACTGATTTAATACATTTATTATTAACAAGAAAAGGAACTAGATATTATTTACCTGATTTTGGTACTAGATTATATGAATATATTTTTGAACCTCTTGACGGACCTACTTTTTCAGAGATTGAAACAGAAATAAGGGATTCTGTTGGAGAATATATACCGGGTATAACAATTACTAGTATTCAAATAACAGACGCGTCTTTAGGTGAGGAAGATAAAGGTACATTCATTAACGATAATGACGAAAGAATTTATAGAGTTCCTGGAATAGGTACTAAAGAACATACCGCAAAAATTAAAATCGATTACGTAATTAACAGTGATGTGTTCAATGCAAGCGATTTCGTAATTATTAATATTTAAAAGAAATGGCAAATAAGAAAATATCTTACACAACTCGTGATTTTCAGTCAATCAGAACTGAACTTATAAATTTTACAAAAACTTACTATCCTGATTTAATTGAAAACTTTAATGATGCGTCAGTTTTTTCTGCCTTGTTAGATTTAAACGCTGCGGTTACCGATAATTTACAGTTCAATATAGATAGAAGTATACAAGAAACTGTTTTACAATATGCACAACAACGTTCTTCAATATATAATATAGCTAGAAATTATGGATTAAAGATACCTGGACAAAGACCTTCAGTTTCATTAGTTGATTTTTCAATTACTGTTCCTGCGTTTGGTGATAAAGAAGATTTGAGGTATTGTGGTATTTTGAGAAGAGGTTCACAAGTAAATGGTGGTGGGCAAGTCTTTGAAACTGTTTATGATATAGATTTCGCATCGCCAGTAAATTCCGAAGGTTACCCTAACAGATTAAAAATACCTAATTTTGATGCCAACAATAAATTACTTAACTACACAATCTTAAAAAGAGAAACTGTAGTTAATGGATTAACTAAAGTATTCAAAAGAGTTATCACACCAAATGATGTAAGACCTTTTTTTGAGCTTTTTTTACCTGAAAAAAATGTCTTAGGTGTTACAAGTGTACTTTTAAAAGATGGTACACAATACGCTGATGTACCAACAGTACAAGAATTTTTAGGTGCTGATGATAGATGGTATGAAGTTAAAGCTTTAATTGAAGATAGAGTTTTTATTGAAGACCCTACAAAAGTTTCAGACCAACCTGGTACAAAAGTGGGTAAGTATATTCAAACAAATACTAAATTTATAACTGAGTATACTCCTGAAGGATTTTTAAAAATGACTTTTGGAGGAGGGTCACAATCGGCAGATGAACAATTACGAGAATTTGCAAGAAATGGGTTCAAATTAGATTTATACAAATACTCAAATAACCTTGGATTAGGAAGTACTTTGAAAGGTAATACAACTCTATTTGTACAATATAGAATAGGTGGTGGTATTAATAGTAATTTAGGTGTGAATGCAATTACTCAAATTGGTACTATAAGTTTTTCAGTAAATGGGCCTTCAGATACTGTTAATACGAGTGTTATAAATTCTTTAAGATGTACAAATGTTGTTGCCGCAATTGGAGGGGCTAACGCTCCAACAATAGAAGAAGTTAGAAATTTAGTAGCGTTTAATTTTGCGGCTCAAAACAGAGCGGTAACGGTT